TTAAATTAAATCATGACCGATAAAAACTACTTGCCCCATCACTTCAAAATTTGCGTTGTCTTCAAACATCAACTCTATCGGGGCGTAAATTTCCTTATTGTCACTAATCAAGCGAATGCCGCCAGGAATACCCTGGACGCGCTTAACCCAAAGCTGATCGCCAGAACGGATAACATATATCTGCCCATCACGCGGCGTGGTTACGGCACGGTTGATTAATAACATATCGCCGTGGTGGATAGTTGGGGTCATGCTATCACCAGAGGTTAGAATAAATGCCAGCTTATTCTTTTGAAGGCCGCGTTGCTGCAACCAGCGCGCGCTTAGCCCCACAAAATCATCAGGTTCATACACGTCATCATTAAACGCACCAAAGCCCGCTGAGGCAAATGTCTTATAAAAAGGCACACTAACAAGCTCGGTGGGCTTATTTATCGCCTCTTTCACATAACGTCCTACTGTTTCAGCAATATCTGGGACAAGCGTTCGCGTTTCAGTGGGGTAAAAGCCCAACTCCCTTTGTACCGCTGGTGGAAGCGATGACACATGATATTCAAGCGCACCGCCCTGTACTCCGTCCTTCTCTCTCTTTTTCCAGTTTTGAGTTCTTGCTCTCTTGTTTATCCCTTGAGGGGAATTTGGTAATCCTTCCAAGTCTTTTAATTCATTTGCTGAAAACCATTCTTTAGAGTTTCCCATAAAGCCACCTTTCAGAAACCTTAGTTTCTAAATATTAAACATATCTAATTAATTGATTATTAAAGAACTTTAAAAGAACTTGCAAAATAATCGCATTATTTTTCAGAAACCACTTGAGTTTCTGAAAACTTAGGCGTATAGTTTCCATAGTTTCTAAAGAATAACACCTAAGACTTAATCTAGCGAATAAGGATAGCACATTATGAAAAAGAGTAAAAAGGATATGCACCGAGCCTTCATCGTTGCAATGATAAAAGAGAAAGGAAAAACCCTATCTCAACTATCTATAGAAGCAGGTTTGCACCCTAGAACTTTAGGCAATGTATTAGATCGCAAATACCCAAAAGGCGAAAAAATTATTGCTGATTTTGTTGGAATGAAACCAGAAGAAATATGGCCGACTCGCTACGAGTAGGAGGATATATGGAAATGTGGTTTTCTGCTCAACAACTCACTGATTTAGAAACTATGCCTAGTTCCCCTCAGGGAATTAACAAAAGGGCAAGAGTGGAAAATTGGGAGAAGCGTCAAGTGCAAGGTATCCGTGGTGTAGGCTACGAATACGCCTTCACCTCTCTCCCACAAGAAACCCAAGCAGAGCTTTTATTAAAACAACGTGCGGTGGAAATTTCTGATGTTTCAGAAACTACCAAAGAATTGAATTACCTTCCCGAAGTGATCTGGAAACCCTTTGATAAAGCGACCGAAAAACAAAAGGAAGATGCGAAAGCAAAACTTATTCCATTGCAAAAGTTAGATGACCTCGTGCGCAACAACGTGGCATTGATGATGGCGTTAGACATGGTTGCGCTTGAATTTGAGGTGGCGAAAGGCTCACTCAAACGTTGGTATTACAAAGTGCGGTCGTTTGAACGCTCTGATTGGTTGCCGTTGTTGTTGGATAAACATAACAACAAAAAAGCCGGCAAAGAAGCAGCGTTCACACCTGAAGCGTGGGAAGCCTTCAAAGCAGACTATTTCCGCAACGAACGCCCACAATTCGGTAGTTGCTACGAACGCTTAAAACGTGCCGCCCGTGAAAACGGATGGTCGATTCCATCGGCAAGCGGCGTAAAACGCAAAATTGAACGTGAAATTCCTAAAACACATCAAGTGTTTTTGCGCGATGGCGAATACGCCCTAAGCCAATTTTATCCATCTATGCAACGTTCTGTTGAAGGGCTTGAAGCCATGGAATGGATCAACGGCGACGGTTATCAACATAACGTCTTCGTGCGTTGGCATAACGGTGACATTGTGCGCCCTAAAACATGGTTCTGGCAAGACATTCGCACCCGCAAAATCTTAGCCTATCGCACCGATTTGAGCGAAAACAGTGATGCCATCCGATTGAGTTTAATGGATTTGATTTGGAAATACGGCATTCCGAAAAAATGCACCATTGATAACACCCGAGCCGCGGCAAACAAATGGATGACTGGGGGCGTAAAAAACCGCTACCGCTTCAAGGTTAAAGAAGACGATGTGACAGGGATTATTCCACTTTTAGGCATTGAGCTGTTTTGGACTTCAGTGCAATTCGGCAAAGGCCACGGGCAAGCAAAACCTGTTGAGCGTGCATTCGGTGTAGGCGGTTTAGGTGAATTAATTGATAAACACCCTAAATTAGCCGGTTTCTTTGCAGGGGAAAACGTCAACAACCAACCGGACAACTATAACGGCGGCAAAGATGGCGTGGACTATGAAACCTTTATTTTAGCGTTAGAAGATGGCATCCGCACATTCAATGAGCGCGAAGAACGGGAAACCGAAATTTGCCAAGGTGTGTATAGCTTTTCGCAAGTTTTTGAGCGTGATTACGCTAAAGCACATATCCGCAAGGCAAGCATGGAGCAAATGCGTTTCTTAATGCTAATGAGCGAAGCTACAACCTTGAAGAAAGACGGCACGTTTGAACTGGATGTAGGCGGCAAAGTCAACGAACGCCGCAACCGTTATCAAGCAACGGATCTTATCGGCACAGCTCACCGCAAAGTAGTCGTGAAATTCGACCCGGCAGATTTACACAACAAAGTGTGGGTGTACAGCTTGGAAGGTGTGTTCTTAGCCGAGGCAGAATGTACCGCTAAGGTGGCATTTGGTGATAAAGCGGCAGGTCGTGAGCATGACAAAGCCCGCAAACAATTTGTAAAAGCCAACAAATTGGCGGCAAAAGCACAGCTTACGATGAACGCCCAAGAAGCGGCTCGATTCCAACCGCAATTTGAGGAAGAAGACGCACCGGAGCCGAAAATCATCGAAATGCTACACCGCGAAGGCACAACCATGCGCAAAGTTGCCGTAGAACTGGACGAAGAAGAATTAAACGAATTTGAACAAGGCTGGCAAAAAGGCCTTGAAATGATGAAAAAGGAAAAGGGGCTTTAAGCCACATTTAAGGAGCATAAAAGATGACTTTAATTGAACAAATCAAACCGTTATTGGATAGCGGAGCCTATTTTCAACGCGACATCGCCGCCCAATCTGGCATTTCCGCCGGGGCGTTGAGTGCGTATCTCAAAGGCACCTACACAGGCAACATCGACAATATCGAAACCGCCCTTGCTAACTGGCTCGCCACCCGTGAAAAGAAAGCGAAAGTGTTCGTGGAAGCACCTCACTTTATTGAGATTCCCACCGCGAAGAAAGTGTTTTCCGCGTTGGATATGGCAAAAATCCTGCCGACCATGGTGACGGTGTACGGCGCAAGCGGTGTGGGCAAAACCAAAGCCTGCCAAGAGTACGCGAAAAGCAACCAAAACGTATGGATGATTACTGCAAGCCCTGCACGCGCCACATTAAGCAGTATCTTGTTTGAGTTAGCTCTTGAACTGGGCATTAACGACGCACCGCGCCGTAAAGACCGCCTAAGTCGCATGATTACCAAAAAACTGAAAGGCACACAGGGTTTAGTCATCATCGACGAAAGCGACCACCTGCCTTACGACGCACTGGAAGAGATCAGAATCATTCAAGAAGAAACCGAAACAGGCTTTGCACTGATTGGTAACGACAAAGTGTACACCCGAATCCAAGGTGGCGTGAATCAGGCGCATGAATACGCCCGTTTATGGTCACGCATTGGTAACAACTGCGGCTTAAAAGCCAGTACAAAAGGCGACATTAAAGCTATCGCACAGGCATGGGGATTAGATGTCGCAGATAAAGACCTGATGACTGTCCTTTATGACATCGGCGGTAAGGCGGGAGGCTTACGTGCTTTAACGCAATATTTACGCCTAGCCGGCATGACAGCGAAAGGACAAGGCACTGTCATCACTCTAGACCTAATTTTAACCGCCCAAGCACAAATGAAAGGAGCGAACTAATGACAAGCATTACAAAAAACAACACCTTGCGCGAGCAAACTAAACCCCATCCAGTGTTTGGTGGCTGCAACAAAATCGCCCTAGGTTACTTATCGCAAACCCAAAAATGCGTGTTTGAGTTAAACAAAATGGGCTTGCATGTATTAAGCATTGAGTTTGACAAAATCAAACCGCGCGTGCGCATTGAGCCGAACGCATTAACGAAGAAATTAGAAAAAACAGGCCAGGCGCTTGCGTATATCCAAGGCAACGATGGCGTGCATTTTGCCGAATATCAAATGATGGTCGAAGGCATCAAGGTAATTTGGCGTAGTTATTTACATTAAGGAGCAAACAATGACTACAAATTGGCAGAGAGAATACATCATGGAAACCTATGCTCTCCCTTTCTTACGAAAAGGACTGAACATTAAGTGCGGTCAAGATAGTGGAAAAATCATTGGATTTTGTAACGGCAAAATCAAAGTGAAATTAGATTCCGGTAGTCAAGCATTCTTCCATCCAACTTGGGAAATGATTTACCTCAAAGGCAACGAAGTGTTAGCAGATTTTACAACTAAAACAACAGGAGAAAACCATGGCTAAAAAAGCAACCCGAATTAAAACCGACACCTTTGCAGTTCGTTATCAAACGCGCGATGAAGTGGAAACTGCAATCAAGGAGATCGGCGATTTAAACCGTGAATTAGAGCGTTTGGCAATCGAACAAAACGATAAATTAGCGGCCATTACCGAAGAATACGCGCCACTCATGAACGAAGTGAAAGAAAAGCTCGCACCAAAACAAGATGCGGTGCAAGCATGGTGTGAAAGCCGACGTGATGAACTCACCCAAAATGGCAAAACCAAAACTGGTTCATTTAATACAGGCGAAGTGCAATGGCGTCAACGCCCGCCAAGTGTGGGGATTCGCGGAGCGGAATCAGTGCTTGAAAGTTTACGCACCCTAGGGCTTGTTCGATTCATTCGCACGAAAGAAGAAGTGAACAAAGAAGCCATGTTAAACGAACCGGAATTAGCGGCAACCGTAGCAGGCGTGACCATTAAAACAGGCGTGGAAGACTTTGTGATCACCCCTTTTGAACAGGAGGCGAAATAATGCCGGCCTGGGCATTGAACCCGGTGTCCTATTTGATTATCGGGGTAATTCTAAGCCTAGTCGTGGGCTTATTAGACCAGGAATAAAGCCTATTTAAACGCTCTTTAAACCCTAATTTAAGGGGCGTTCATAATAAGTTTTAACCAACCATAAAAGGAAACAAAAAATGGAAAACATCCACAAATTTAACCGGTTCAAATATTACAGTGAAAAAGCGGCAAAAAGTGAACGCCAAGGCGACTTACAAGATGCCAAGGAACAATGGGCAATCGCAGAGCTAAATGCGAGCGGCCAAAAAAATAAAGAATGGTGCAAACGCCGCGCCGTGTTTTGTGACCGAGTACTCAGAAAACCTTTCTAGGAGGAAGCATGACTGAGCAAGAAAAAATGCGCTTAGATGAGCAATTAGAACAAGCGGCAAAACAGCTCACACACGCGCTCCTCGCATTACGCACAGGGCAAAATCAACACGCAGCGGTTTATGTTGGCAATGTGCAGAACTTGTTGCCAGGGTTGAGAATGAGATTAGGGAGATGAATGAAATGGAAGAAAAAAAATATGCAGTAACGTTTGAGCTTAAAGTGGAAGTCAGCGATGACGATTTAACCTTTAATGTAAACACAGAATACCATCAAGCCCCAGTTTTATATGTGAAGGACGCGATGGCTTGTTTGATGTTTACGTTGCCTGAAATTGTGAGATCGGGTTGGATTGTGATTGAGGGTATTGACGATAACGTCAAAAGTGGTTTCGAACACAAAATAAAATTAGATTTTTGCACCCAAGATGGGGACGAATGGGATGTTAGTGCGAAAGTCGAAAATCCTAATGAAACTGGTCGTATGTTGATTGGCTTTATTGAAAAAATTCTTTTGAAGGATCCAGTTATTGACGAGATCCTTCAGAGAGCAAAATAAGGAGGAATAGATTATGGTTTGTGAATATCAATATCACGCGTTTTTACCTGGTGCTGAGCCAATAAGAGAAAGTGTTCTGCATGTAATAATTCGGAATATGTTTGGGAGATATAAACACTCCGAAGAGTTATCTCTATCAAATGCGGCCGAAATTATTGTAGGTAAAAACGCCTTTGAATGGGGTTTAAAGGATGGAGAAGAGGTTTGTATTTTAATCAGAAAAAAAGACAGTCCTGAAGCAATCGAATTGTTTAAGGTCTCTGTTGAGATGTCAATAGAAACTACGGCGCACCGTATGGATTACTAAAACCCATTTACAGTCCATTAAATCTCCCCTAACCCATCTTTACAAAAGAGGGGGATTTAAGTGGGCTGAATAATGTGTTTTACAGGAGAAAAGAATGCGATTAACCAAAGAAAAGGCGATTCAGCTGATTCACATTGCCAAGCAACAGCTACGCATGGATGAATTAAGTTATCGGATGTTGCTGAATGAATTAACCGGCAAAAACAGCACCAAACAAATGACTATAATACAATTGATTAAAGTTTTAGAAGCCATGGAAAATAAAGGCTTTAAAAAGACCACAAAACGCCATCATTCGCCGACTACCGAAAACGCCAAAGTGAATAGCAATATTGCCCATAAAATTCGTGCCATTTGGATTGAAATGGGCAAACAAGGCATGTTGCGCGATGGCTCAGAACGCGCATTAAACGCGTGGGTACGCGGTGTAGTGAACCCAATTTATCAAAAGCGCGGTCAGAATATTCAAATATTGAACGTAGGTGCGTTGGATAATCAAATGGCGTCATTAGTGTTGGAAATGCTGAAACGTTGGCAAGCAAGGGGGAATGTATGAAATTATGCCGTTGCCCGGTGTGCCATTCAGACATCAACCTAGACCAACTGCTAGAAGATGATGCCGGTCGTGAATTATTAAGAATCATCACAGAATTAAAATACGGTGTAGCACGCCCGTTGGTTAGCTATATTGCCTTGTTCCGCCCTGAAAAATCTGCCTTGAGCAATACAAGGGCGGTGAAACTTATGCGCGATGTCTTAGAACAGTTCCCGCCATCACAACTTTTGGCACACTCTTTGAGCGAAACAGTCAGTGCGGTGCAAAAGAAACGCCGTGAAAGCAAAAATCTTGCCCCGTTAAGTAATCACAGCTATTTAAAACAAGTGATAGAAACTAACAAGCCACTATTTGTCGGCATTGGTGCGACAAAAACGAATAATGAAGATCGGAAACCCGAAGCCAAGCCGATAGATGACATGGAAAACACCATTTTATACATCGAACGCTTTTACCTCTTAGGACAACCCATTGAACATCTGCCGGGTTATGAAGTGTGGAAAAAGTGAAAAGAACAACAAAAAGGAGCGAAATAATGAGTACAGAAACCGATATTTTTGATGAAAAAGCCCCTGAGATTTTGGCAGATTTAGCCAAACACATTGAAACGCAGTTGCTTGCTAAAGTGAAGCCAACCACAGAATTCAACGCAGGCCTGGCAAAACAAATCGGTATTGAAGTTGCCGGGCATATTGCGCAAATGTGGGGCGGTGAAGTAATTTACATCCCACGTAACCTGATTTTGTTGTTAAGCGAACGTGACCGCAAGATTTTCAATGAATTCAACGGCACAAACCATCGCGAACTGGCACGTAAATACAACGTATCCATGCAGTGGATTTACCAAATTGTGAAGCGCGTCACAAAAGAAGAAATCGCCCGACGGCAGTTTGATATGTTTGGGGAAAAATAA